TGGAATGTTTGATATGGCGCTTGCCACTGACCTACTGACAGACGCTCAGTCGGCTCTTGGCTTGACCATCAAGAACGACGCTGTTGCGAATATGGAAAATATGATTGTCGTCTCCGACACTCTGGCTAGGGCTTCTCAGTTAGCTAACGCAACCATCGAACAGTTCTCAATTTCGCTAACCACTAAAGCAGGAATAGCGCTCAAGTCTGTTGAGAAGGATATCTCTGAAGGCGCTGCTGCGCTTGCGGTCTTTGCCGACGCAGGTGTAAAGGGCGAGCTTGCAGGAACGCAGCTAACAAACACAATCTTTGGTTTGTCCGACCAAGCGATAAAAGTTCCAGAGTTGTTCAAAGAGTTGGGCATTGAAGTCTTTGACTCATCTAACAAAATGAATAACTTTGCAGACATTGCGGACGACTTTACAAACTCGCTCGGCAAAATGAGCGTGGAGCAAAGACTAGCAACTCTAAATCAGCTTGGGTTTACTAAGCAAGCTCGTGCTGGAATCTTGCTTTTGATAGATAACGGAGACGCACTCCGTGACTACGAAGGAGCGCTTAGGGATGCAGGCGGAACTGCAAAAGAAGTTGCGGACAAGCAGCTAACAAGTTTTAACGCACAGCTTTCCTTGCTTGGCTCTGCTGCTGCCGACGTTGGAATTGACATTGGAAGCAAGTTGGCTCCAAGGCTTGAGCAGCTAATCCCAATTGTGAAAGACCTGCTCCCAGAGATAGGCGAAAAGCTGACGGCGGCATTAGCAAGTGTTGACTGGGAAGGCGCAACTAGAAACGTCGCTAACTTTATAATTTCCATTGTCGACAACATCGAAGTCATTGGAAAAATGATTGGTGTTATCGCTGGGCTGTCTGCTGGCATTATCGCTCTAAACGCAGTGATAAAAGTCGCCACTGTTCTTCAGATACTTTTCAACACCGCAGTCGGAAAAAACCCTTATGTTCGATTAGCAATCATTATTGCCGCTGCCGCTGCTGCCACTGCTGCACTTGTCAATTCCCTAAAAGGACTTGCCGACGGGCAAAGGGAAGTCAACAGGGCAACCGACGGAACAACAGGCGAGCTAAACAGATTCAACAATCTAAAGCTTTATGGAATTACTGGGCAGATACAAGGTGTCAGCGCTGCTGCCAGACAAGCCAACATAGATATGGGATTGCTTGCCAACGGGATGATTCCTTCTTCGCCGACAAACGATTCTGGCAGCCTACCAACCAACCCAAGACCGGGACAAGTTCACACTGGATTTTCGCTGGATGCAGACGGGCAAGCTCAGTGGTTTACGATGGTTTGGAACGGCAGCAGTTGGGGGCCTCGCAAGCCAATTGTGTACACTCCTCCTGCCAGTGCCTCTACCGCACAAGCTCGCAGTGGCCCAAGCGCCAAGGACGTAGCGTTCGAGCGTGTTCAAGAAATGATAAAGTCTTCACAGGGTCAGCTTGCTTCAGCCCAGAAGAATTACAACGACACGGTTGCAACGGCAAATCAAGATTACGCTGATTCAATTCTTAGGCTACAAACGGAGTTTGACAACAAGCTCGCAGCCATAGTTCAAGGTTCGCAAGACAGGTTGCGCAACGCATACCGCTCAGCAGTCGAGGTCGACGTCGGGCGCTTGTTCGACAGCAGCGAAGACAAGTCCGTCGATGGACTGATTAGCTCAATGACTGCCAAGCTGGATGCCTCTAAGGGGCTGCTGTCTAAGTCGGCAGACTTAGCGTCGCAGGGCTTTACACAAACATTTATCGAGCAGATTGTTTCGGCAGGAGTCGAGACAGGTAACGAGCTTGCAGGTGCAATCCTTGAGTCAACTCCTGAGACACAAGAAAACCTCCGCAACCTATTCGACGCACTAGAAACAGAGTCGGCAACAGGGATGGACTTGTTGTCTGCTGAAATATACGAGAAGCAAGGATTGGCTACTGCTGCATTAGAGCAGCTCTATGCGACCACTCAGAGCGATTTGAGCGCCGCATTGGTACAACAACAAGCGACGCTTGCTTTAGCCCTTGAGGGGGCTGCTGTGGCTTTACAGGAGTCGGTGTCTGCAATCAAGTCTCAGATAGAAGAAGACATTAAAGATTTGGACGGGATGTTTGGTGGTCTTGGTGGGACTCTTGACCAGTTCCTAGCCAAGCTAGAGAAGGTAAAAGGCTTCGCTATTGGAAAAGAGATTGATGCTGCCACAATGCCGGGTGGCTCACTTGGGACAGAAGCCACGAGTGGCGCTGCCTCTAACATCAAAAACGGAGTTGACATTCTCATTGAGGCAGCAGGCGATGTTGTTGGCGTCCTAAATTATCTTGACGACAGGATTGCAGGCGCAAGCGCTTTTGCAAATCTAGCTTCAACCAGCGCTGCTCAAAGGGCTTCTGCTCTAACAACCTTGGCTGGCTTTAGGTCTAGCAGAGATTCTCTCACAGCAGGAGGAAGTCCAGAAGCAGCCGTCGGTACTGTAATCAACATCAAAGTTAACGCTGGAATGGGTGCGGATGGCAGTCGTGTGGGTCAGATGATTGTCGATGAGATAAAAAAGTTTGAGCGTTCTAACGGCGCAGTCTTTGCAGGCGTGTAATGACGATAAAGGTAGAGCTTGGCTTTACGCCTTCGGGCGGCGCAACTCCATTCTTTGAGCTTGACGACGAAGTAAAAGGACTGCTTAACTCCAATCAATATGTTTTGGGTGGCGAAGTTTTCGCTGACATTTCTGAAAATGTAAAGTCTGTTTCAATCGGTCGAGGCAAGTCTCGTGAACTAGAGAGGTTCAACGCTGGAAGCGCTTCTGTTGTTTTTAATAACCATCTACGCACCTTCGACCCAACCTATGACCTAAGCCCTTACGCTGGGCAGATAGAGCCTAAGCGACGCATTAGAATTAGCTTGGACGGCATTATCCAGTTCGAAGGTATAGTTGCCGACTGGAACTTGCAATACGACCCGAGCGGTTATTCAACAGCTACGGCAGTGGCAAACGACGGCACTGAAGTATTGTCTAGCATTAACCTAAACTCTTACAGCCCAACTAGCCAATTACCGGGCGCAAGAATAAACTCGGTGCTCGATGCAATCGACTGGCCTGCGGATAAAAGAAACATTGACGAAGGCTCTCAGGTGCTTGAGGCTGACACAGTTGCAGACGGCACAAGCTCTTTTACCTACTTGCAAAAAGTCTCGCAGTCAGAGCCGGGTGATTTGTTCTTAAGCAAAGACGGTTCTATAAAGTTTGTTGACCGCTTCACCGTAGCAAATGAGGACACTACAGAACTTTCAGACGACGGCAACGGTATTGCGTACTCAGATATTGCGGTGCAGTTCGGCGCAGAATTGCTTTACAACAACATAACCGTATCTAACTCCACTTCGTCATTCACAGCGACGGATGAAGAATCAGAGACTTTTTATGGGGAGATAGATTATCAGCGTGAAACACTGGCACAAGATGATTCTCTTGAAACCCTAGCCAACTTCTTATTAGGGCGCTACGCATCGCCAGAGTATCGGTTTGAAACAATAACTGTAATTCTGAACGACAAGACTGAAGAACAAAGGGCAACGCTTCTAGAGATAGACCTCGGTGAAATAGTAAAGGTCACCTTTACGCCTTCAGGAATACCACCTGCAATCACTAGGTTTTCAAAAGTCATTAGGCTAGAGCAAGCATTTAGTCCTGACAGCGAGATTATTACGTTTGGCTTTGAAGCACTAACGGGCGTGGTTATGGTTCTTGATAGTCCCGAGTTTGGTAAACTTGATTCAGGTTACTTCTTGGGAGGCCCATTCAGCGCTTGGACTTTGAACGATGCAATCTATGGCAGGCTCTCAGCAGGAATGACGGTAAGTTAGGAATAAAATGTCAGGTTACAAAGCGTGGAGTATCGGTGAAGTTGTTGAGGCTGGTGACTTCCAGAGCTACATCCAAAACCAAACCGTAATGAAGTTTGCTGATGCAGCAGGCAGAACCTCAGAAATTGGCGACAGCGTATCTGAGGGTATGCTGAGCTATCTAGTTTCCACCGAGTCGCTTGAATACTATGACGGCGCAGTCTGGCAAAGTATTGCTAGTGAGGGTGACATAACCGCAGTAACCGCTGGCACTGCCTTAACTGGTGGCGGTACTTCCGGCGCTGTAACTCTCAACGTTGATTTATCAGCCATCACAATCCCTGCCTCACAGATTTCAGACCTAACCGCAACAGCCGCAGAGTTGAACATCCTTGACGGCGTGACGGCAACAACCGC